CATAATATTTTTGTTTTTTTCATGTAAACACCCAGCTCCCATGATAGCCAATGACTATCCACTGTGCATTACCAGCACCACCGATTAGTAATAATGTTACTGATGCATAAGTTTCTGCCGTATTATTAAAAACTGTACCACCCCCAGATGAAGCACCAATCATATCAGCATCAGCGGCTGCAATTATAAGCTTCCCTGTGCCAATTTTTATGAAAGTTATTGTTGCTCCATCATCAGGAGCAGTAACAGATGGCAGTGAAAATGTCTTTTCTACCACAGCGTTCATAGTCAATGCTCTTCCAGCCAAACAGTCGCCTACAAGTACACTATAATTATCCTCTTTCTCTGTAATTGTATATGTTCCAGTTCCTGGGGGAGCCATCCATGCGCCTTGACCATTCAGATAATGAGAAGGATTGTCGTCCAACTTTTTCAATAAACCGTGTCTTGTAATTGAAGCATCTAAATCAGTATTGTCATCTGGTGTAGCTAAATCATCTAATTTTCTCGGAGAAATATTCGTGCATCGCCAATCATCGGGTGCATATTCAATGAATTCTAACTCATCACCAGCAGCGGTTGTATAATTCACTCCGTTTGGCAGAATAATATTGTTGGCATGATGTGAGATGGTAAGTATGCCATCAAAATGAAGCTTAATCACAGTGCCTGGTTGTGAACGTACAGCATTAATTGCTATAATATTAGTTGTGCCAGTTACATCAAAATAATTACCATCATTGCCTGGTGCTAAAGTTGATGCCGAAGCTATATCAGCGCCCTTATCCCATTGGCTCGTGCCAGTGAATGGAATCTCACCATCCCTGTCTATCTTTTCGGTTTGCAAGAGATTCACATGAGCAGCTATTACCCTGTCCACATTATCTACCTTGGCCACCCATATGTAGCCTGCTATAAATAACGCACTTGCCATCCAAAGCGATGGTGACATTAATAGATTGGAAACAAGATAATATATGTCCATTTTTAGCTCCCTAGAAGGTTATATCCTCATCATCATCCCTGGATATCTCGAGTACGCCTGCAAAGCGTTCTGTTGACCAGGGCTTTAAAATCGCTATTACAAAAGGCGGGACGGGAAGATCCATTAAATGCGTCTCCGAATACTGCTCTTTTGTGATCCCCGCAGTAATAACCCCTTGCGCCTGGAGACCCTTTCGCCTGTCCTCATCTTCCAAGTGCTGTGCAAGATAATAGGCCATCTCTGCGTTGGCCTTTTGAAGCTCTGAGAGAATAAGGGCAGAAGCCTCGGCATATGTCGGCAGACTCCATCGAGGGTCATAATAAATGCGGGTATAGGCATTTTTTGCGGCCTTCGTTTTGAGCGCATCATCGGTAAGCTCGTCCCATGCCTCTGTCTCAAGTCGCTCATTCTCAAAATAGGAGTTTGCATCGTTTAAATCATCAAAATATCCTACTGGCATTTCATTCTCCTTATGTGTTGACTATATCCTGGATAATCTTCAATTTCTCTGTCGCTACGCCGCCAACCTTTAAGATGACTTCCCTCACCTCAGACCCCAATCCAGACCCCCATGTTATTTGTAGGCCCATGTAATAGGTCTTTGGGGTTTGATCTGTCTCTACTGCGGTTAAGGTCAGCCTCAAATATCCGGCTGATGGCGTATCGGCCTCAATCCCGTCGCCCACTGTTTTCTCGACTAAAGCAACTCCTGTCTCCAATACCTTAATGTGAAACTTGATTTCTTCGGCAAGTGCGAGGGTCGCAACCAGAACTCCGTCCGCATCTCTTATCGGGATATCCTGAACCGCCGTATTGCCTTTTTTTATTATCCATTCACTCATGATCTTAGCTCCCCTGTGAGATCGACCCTTTGTTCCAAACACCCGACTAGGTCAACGCTTTCCTCAAGCTCGGCGGTCAGGTTTTCCCCCCTCAATCCTAGATAAGTCCCCTCGAATTCTGTCCCGGCCGCACCATATCCAACCCCGACCTCAACATCACCTTCGGCTGGCACATGGAAATCGCCCGTTTTTGTCAAATCATCATATTGAACACCCTCTTCAACATCTTCTTCGGCTGGAAAATCAGGCGCAAAAGAACCCGTAAACTCTATATCGTTGGCCCCATATCCCACTCCATTCTTAACATTCACCTCTCCGGGTTCTTTGAATGTCCCGGTTTTTGTCAGACCATCAAACTGGACGCCTTTTTCAACATCATTAACCGGGGGCAAATCAAGCGCTCCTGTCTTGTCTTCCCCGAAAGTCGTGGCCAGCCTCACGTCCGCCTCTGCCAATTCCGGCAAAAGCTCCAGATGCCACACAATCGGAGCGTCAACAGTAATGGCATCCAGCACCATCGTTTCGTATCCGGCTTTGGAGATTGTGAATACGTGGGGGGAATAGGTTGTTAAGGTTTCAGTGGTATCAATCCATTGTTTATAGATTATTGTCTGTTCGGCAATCTTACCGTCCGCACCTGTATTCACAGAAAATACAGGTGTTCCAAACTGGTCTTCACAAGCTATGGTCGCCCCATTTATATTAGCCCCATCTTTATCAGCGATATGAATATTGCAGGTATATATCAGTTTAAGCCAAACTCCATCAGTATTGATTTGAATGGCAGGAAAAGTACCTAAAAATTGGGGATCGACAAGAGTCGCATTAGAATCCCAAGGATTTATTAATTTTGCTACTGTGGAAACCATTTTTAATCTATTGATAGTTATGGCATTGGTTAAAAATTGAATTTGTCTCATTGCTACAAATAAATCTATCGGCACAACTGAAGGAGAGGCCACCACCCCAAGCTGACCATATGATCCATCGCTCGTTACTAAAACTCTGTTAAAAATCCAATCGCCCCCAACAATTCTTAGTCCCCAATCTGAGGTTGAATGAAAAATAGCATCCGTTGCAGTCACGCTATTATTGGCATTGTTATTAGAAAGTTCATCATATTGACCCCAATTAGCCTCCCAAAATATTGTCGAAGCATAAATCAATATAATTCCACCCTGTGCTATACCTCCAGTTGAATTAGTGTTTTGGATAAACCAAACACTCCCATTATAAGTCCTGCCCGAAATAATGAGACCTATTCTTAGGATTGCATTTGCAACAACCTTGGGATAAACACCCGTATTGAAATAAATGCTTTCCTTCTGGCTTGAAAAATATGTGGGCGTACCCCCATTTCCAATATTCAAATGAGCATCCGACTTATAGCACCCCGCAAACGGATTAGAGCAGACTCCCCATCCACCACCATCATTCGCAACTTGAATGTCATTAAAAGTTGCGGGTGTCCCTACCGTACCACCCGTCACTTGAATGGTATTAGTAGGAACATCATAAGTTACAACAATGGCCATTATTCAGGTTTCCTCCACAATATAAAATCGCCATGTCCGTCAAGCGCGGCTTTCGACTGATTGAGGATAGAGATTATTGCAGCGCCCTCCACCTTGATTTCAGCATCCACGTCATCAAAACTCGACCCCGCCACAATCTCATTTATCCTTGCTATCGATTCCGCCAAAACATTATAGGCATTCTCAATCTGCGCCCTCACCTCGAATACCGCATCCATCGCTTCGTTGGTCTGCCATGCTAAATTTAACTTGTCTTTTATTGCCATTTAAGCTCCATTAAAATCTCAATTTGTATCATTCCATGCCTTAATGAATCAGGAAGCCTTTCTTTGCTCACCAGCTCCCAGGTCGTAGGGGGCATCTTGCTCCCTTCCCACCTGAACGCCCATGCCTCATATACGCCGTTAATTTTGAGATGCCAGTATTTCCGGCCATACTCTGTCGATACAATTGACGGCACAAAATCTGTAATCTTTTTACTTGTCCGGACATTGAATGTCCCTATCATCGGATGACCGAAAATCGGCTCGTGTCCGGCAGAGGATAGGTGCGCCTTGTTACAGCCCTTGTGATATCGCCCATTAATTATCATGTTAAATCACGAGCGGATCATTTAAGTGATTTTCGCATTCTGCCCTTATCTTTTCCTCGGTAAGTTCATAAGTATGATATCCATAATAATTTGCACGGTTTTCTTCACTTATTCTATTTTTCCGCCCTGCGATATATCTCGCTATGGCCATATCCGCATCTGCCATCGCCCAATGAACAGCTAAGAAGGAATTCTGCGATTCCTTGATTTTGTCAGTCTTTTCATAACTATGATGGCCAATTCCCCACTCAATTTCCGCCTCTGGCTTAACAATTATTGGTTTAATATGATGAAGCTTTGGATTGCCATGTCGCCGTTGCCATATCGCTGGCTTGTTTGGGTCTAAATCCGATTCTGTGACGTGCCTATAAACTTGCCACATCGGGGCATATAAAAGATTGCCTTCTTGTTTCGCCAGAAATTCTCTAGTATCTTCCTGTTTGGGCGGGAAGATGAGTTCATCGGCGTCGAGCGCAATAATCCAATTACAATCAAAATCCTTTATGGATTCATTGAATTTTTTTATCTTCAATATGTCATTAATCAAGTTATCTGGGAATGTAAATTCTTCAATCTCCACATTCGGATACTTTGAGCAAATTTCGAGCGTATTATCAGTCGTATCCCCTCCGATAATCAGATGAATTTTATCAGCATAGGCATAATGGTTGAGAAAGAATGGGGCCAGAAATGCCTCATTGTGCCACATGGATATTATTTCTATTCGCATTATCCCTTCACTATTAATCCGATCCCCATTTCATGCCCTGCCCAGATATCGCTATCATTGTGTCGATAGAATGTAAGTAGACAATGCTTCTTCTCGGCTGCATAGATTTCTCGCCATAATTGATGAACATCTGTGCCAGCACCTTTATCCATGCAAATTAAATCATGAAAAGCGATGAGGTGTTTTGTCATCGGGCCATAATTCTCATACTCGAATTTCACGCAATCATAATTGTGGTCGCCGTCAAGGAAAAGAAGGTCGATCGGTCGGCCAGCAAGTTTTGTTTTTAATTTCTCAATAGTCTCGGGCGAACGTGAATCGCCTATAATTTCAGGATTGCCTCTTGCTATTGGGTTAATTTCAATTCCAATATGTTCTGCTCCGAGTAATCCCTCATAAAACTTTTCTTGTGTATTATCCAGCGTCCCAATCTCCACCACCACAGGGTGATCAATCCCCCTATTGCTGAAATAAGCACCTGCATATTCTAAAAACGCCTGCCATTCTGGTCTACATTGCCCTAGAACCAGACGGCTTGAATCCGCAGCCTGCAGAATCTCATTGAATTTAGACAGAAAAGTATGGGTCACAATTTTCCTCCGTCAATTTGCTATTCAGAATATCCAAATAAACCTGATAATCCCCCGGTATCCATTTCTTTAAGACATCACGATCCGGGGTGTCACGATGAGCATAGCGTTTTTCATCATGACCTATTCCAATCCCCACTCGGCCAGGTAATCCTTTGACTCCTAAATACAATGGCGGATCATCGACAAAAAGAAATCCCCGTCTATCCCTCTTCATTTGACTTGGAGCCCTTAGGTGAACAATCCCTCTCACTTTCCTCCATATCCGTATATCAAGGAATGTGTGGATATCCATGTCCAGAAATGGTTTAAATATTGGCAAAAACGAAGCCCTGAAAGCTGTCTCGGCAAAGGATGCGTGGTTAATATTTGCATGCGTACAATAACCGCCCGAACCCAAGTGATAATATTTAGCGTGCTTAATCCCGGCGAGTTCGTGGTGATCAAGCGCGGTTACCATCTCTGCCACATACCCAGGCGCATAATATTCATCGTCCTCGATGATTATGATTTTATCGCCCCTGATAAGCGGACAGGCCACTTTTAAGTTGACAACAAGCGTATGCTCGGGATCACTCGGCAATGGTTCTCGCCTTATATATTCCATTGGCACGAAAGGCGTCATGGGCACCTTCCCATCATCGATGACAATCCACTGGTCGGGCTTCACCGTCTGCCTGCTCATCCAGTATTGGCAGAGCGCGAAAGCTAATGGCCGATCTCCCGTAGGGGTGATTGCGGTTATCATTTAATGCGCCTCCGAATACAATCGCCGAAACCGTCTTTGCTTCCACCATGCACACAATCTGTCATAAAATGTATTATTGGGGAGTTTTGCGAGTCGCCGAATAAGCCTTTTGAGAATTGGGAAGCTGACCGCAAGCCCGAATAATCGCTGAATATTTGTGATTTCTTTGGCCAAGTTCGTTTTTAATGCCGTTTTCTCGAAGAATGTTTCGCAAAAATCATCAACATTCCCGTCCCAGAGCTCTAAACCCCTTGCATATTCAGCAAGCGGAAGCCTCGGATAAGGCTGAAAAATCGACGCCCACCCATAGTCGGGACGGCATCGGATATTAATATCCAGCGTATCAAGCATCTGATCGATGTTCTCTCCAGGGAGGCCTATCATGTTTTCGATTCTGAATTTAATCCCATGCCTATGCAGACATTCCGCGCCATTGATAATCGTTTCCCTGCTCATCCTCCGGGCCAGGACTTCGCGCCTCATGAAATCGTTGCCACTCTCTATGGCGAATGTCACCCCGCAGCATCCCGCATCTTTTAACTCCCAGGCCAAATCATCGGCCAATAATTCAATCCTGATCTGACAATGGAAGGGGATGCCGACATATTTGCGATAAAGGCGTAAAAGCCTGTATAATTCTGGATTCGTTAAAAATTCATCGTCCTGGAAATAGATCATCCCGAGCGGATATTCCATAAGATCAAGACATTCTTCGATGACGTTTTCAGGCGAGCGGTATCTCACCCACTTTTGGCCGCGATAGAACCCGCGATATATCGAATTAAAACAATAGGGACAACTAAATCTGCATCCTCGAGATGTGAGGACATTTTTAATGGGGTTGTTTAGATTTTCCGGGTACTTGTACAGGAATTCCCTGTCGGGGAACGCGATGCTGTCAATGTTCTGATTGAGCGGGTGGAAGCCAACGATCCGCCGGGACATGCCCTTTTCATGGAAGCCGTTCAGTGTATCGACAAGCGACTGTTCGGCCTCACCGCGTATTATAATATCAACGCCTTCGCTTTTTATCATTTCGGGGAAATATGTGGGGTGAGATCCGCCGAAAACGGATATCGCCGAATAGAACTCCTGAATTCTACGGTTAAGCGCAATGAATCTCTGATGCTGGCCTGTAGTGATAGAATAGGCCAATGCGGTCGGCGAATAATCCAGCACCTTTCCAATAAGGTTATTGTCATTCGCCTTGATCCAGGTGGCCTCGATTCCCGATTGTCTAAGTGCCGAGGCAAGGTAGCCCACTCCGAGCGGTTCAACCTGGAATGGATCGAGAATGAATAAGACCCTCATGCTATACCACCCTCTGTTCGTCTCTCAATATCCTCAGAAAGACTAATGCTATAAATTTCGAGACACTCAACATCTGTTATGGCCGTGAACTTGTGAAAAATCTCCGGTTCAATTGTTGTCATCTCTCCGGCAGTCAATAGGGTTAAATCTCTAAATTCACTAGCGGGAACCATGCCGCCTTGACGTACACCTGTTTTCCAAATTTTAATTTCTAGTTCTCCTGAAATAACAAAAAACATATTGGCTTTCTTCGCGTGCTTATGCTCCGAGCAGTAACCACCCTCTTTGATTTTGAGGTGATTCATGGAGACTATCCCGTTGTTAAAAATCTCTTGGGTCGTCCCCCAGACCTTGCCTTGCTTAGACATTGGTTTTCCTCTGTGTCCGACCAAAAACTATTAAAATCTCAATCCAAAATATTTCAATAAATATATATGGTTGATGCCCTTTGTAGGTACCCCAGTTAGCATTGAATTGGAATGGAGTAAAATAGAAGCTGTGGTCTCCAAAAATAACCGACGTTGAGACATATACCCTCATTCAAGCACCTCATCTATCGTTGAAAAAGGAAAGCACCTCATCCCCGATTGAGGATTGAGGTTGATCACCTTAAATTGTATCTTAGCCAGGAACTTCGCCGTCATTCCAAAATTGCTGGTGAAACCCTTAAATGTGCTTTCCGGCATCTTATTGGGATAGCCATCGTGAAAATGCGATTTGCCAGCCGTAAACTTACAGTCAAATCCGAGCAGATAGATCGGATTCGCCCGTAAGCACACCGCAAGCCCTATCGCACCCACGCCCGAGTTGTTTCCGTGATACAAACCTTTTTCGATCGAGTTGGAAATTCCCGCTCTGCCGGCCTTCCGGATGCTGTAAACATCCTCGAGCCTTCGCCCCACCAGGTTGAGATAAATCTTGTAGCCCTGAAATTCCCCCCATTTCTGGAGCGCATCGGCTCCCAGGCTCCCTCTTTTAAGCAGGCCGTAAAACGTATTGCTCGAGGCGTCCATGAAAAAGCAGATGTCCGCAAATGGGGCATGCTCGAATGCCCTGTTTATAGCGATAACCCGTCCCTGGCCCCGCAACCTCTCAAAGTCAAACCCCTCGAGGCTGGGTCCGCCGCCTATGATAAAGCACCTCTCTCCATCCCAGGCCCCGTCATTCAAGACTTCATGCGCAGGGCGGTAGGGATTTATTTTCAAGCGCACCCGCTCGCGGTTCTCCGCCAGTATGCTTTCCCGCTCACGCAGGATTTTCTGTACTGCCGGGCTTTGTGTTGTTAGCATCTGTTTTCTTATATCGGCCTGGGGCCGATCAAGTGTCTTCCTGCAGCCTAAGGGTCTATGTTGAATCCACGACCCCTCAAGTCACCTGATCAACCCCTACCGCATAGATTTCCTTATCCTGCGATGTCCTCGACTCCGGCGGTGCCAGTTATTTCACCGCACGTAACCTGCGGGCTGAATAACGCGGCGGGACAAGATCCACTCTCTTCGGTAAGCTCGATGCAGTTGATCTGATCGATATCTCCGATACAACCTCCGTCTCGCATCCATCCTGCAACCGTATCCGTCAAACTCAGGATGTCGAAATCATCAAACAACGTGAGATCCATTCTGTATCCGATCTTGAGCGTCCGTCCGGGAAGAATAACTAGAATCCGGTTGGTCTGTGTAAGCATCATGGTGGTGACTAGCTTGAAGTTGTAATCAATGAGCTTTTCGGAATCGGCGAAGGCCTGCATCCGCTGACCGAGAGCGTACCGAACTCGGCCACGAAGCTGGAGGGGCGTCAGGACGATAAAGGTGGTCCCGGCGATATCAACACTCAATCCCCTGTCAGCTGCCTTGGCTAGAATGTCCGTTGCCGCATAGTTGATCGAAGTCGCGATACTTCGGGCGTCAGAATCGCAATCATCACAATCAGACGGTATCGTCGCACAGCAACCCTTCTCATCGGCAGCCGCTTCGAGTAATCCGTAGTATGTGGCAGCCCTGCGTGAATATGCCTTGTTTCTGAACTCGATGGCGTTATCCTCGAGTGTCCACCAATCTCCATCGTCGAAAAGTCTCCGATGCCACCCGAGTGCGCCTCCGTAGTAACAGAAACTTACCCGTTCTTTTGCGCCCCTCACCTGGTAGACCTTGAGCTTTTCACCCTCTTTGACTTCACGGAAGATCAGCCCGCTTTTAACAGCAGCCATGTCGAATCCGCTGGCTTTCGTGCCACTATAATCACGGATGTCAAAAATCTGCTCAAACCCGTTATCGTAGTTTGTCAGAAGATGGAATTTCTCGATGATGTCTATAGCCTTCTCGTTCACCCATCCATCAGACATAAGGGTGAATTCCTGGATCTGCTTGTGGTCTTTGACAAACGCCTCAATTTTGGAAAATGGATGAGGCTTGCCATTAGGGAGAACAGGCAAGAACTTGTTGGGCAATGCACAGAAATACTGCATGGCGCCTGCAAGATTCTTCCTGTCTTCGGAATTCCGATAATCGAAATCTTCCCAATTGAGTTTAAATATTCTGCTTCTCATTTCATTCCTCCTTACAACGCCAGCTCAAATTCGGCGCGTTCGCCCTTGAGGTCGATTTCAACATACTCGTCATCGGCTGTTGCGGGTTCTGTTGCGATTCCGATCCAGTAATAACCGGAGTCGAAAGTCGGCGTGACCAGCCTGGTCGTGGGATCCCAATAAACGCGGGCACCTGGCAAGAAAACGTCCGAAGATTCTTCCATCTTAGGAACCATGATTTTTTCAGCATGGTAGATGAGGACGGCTTCTTGATCGGCATCCGCAGACTCTAGTACCGCTCCGACAGTGTCTTCAACGAGGTACAGGTAGGATTCGCCATCGGCACGCGCATCCTTTATCCCCAATACCCCACTGGAGTCGGAGACAGTGAATTTAAAACTCCGCCAATCACCCATAGGGGTGGCGGTTCTTAATGCATCAGGCATTTGTTGTCTCCTTAAAGTTCTTGTATCCAGAGGCAGAGGTGGGGTAAAATGAAACGGGCTTTAGAATACCCGAGTGCATGTCCACAACTTGCCTCCATTCTGGGCCTTGGGAGGGCGTCTCTAGCGCCTTCCCACTCCCTTAAAACTTTTCTACTATTCGGCTATAACCACACTAAACGGCGTCGGTCTTGATAAACGGATTCTGAGCGGGGTCGAGGTATTTGCTTCCAGCGTCGCCTCCACCAGGCTTTCCACCCTCTGGCCCCGTCCCGCCATTACCCACTTTGTTGGGATCTGGCGTTGTCTTGACCTCGATGCCAAAAACATCTTTCGCATACGTCGCATACTCTTTAAGCTCCGCATCCAGATAGCCATTAAGCTCTTTCTCTAGGTCCTCGACCTTTTGTGGGGTAAACCCCCCGAGTCTGTTCTGGATGAATTTTGACTGTCTCTCATCCAATTTGCGTTCGGTCTTTTGAGTATCGAATAAAGAACTTATTTTGGTTTTGGCCGTCTCGAGCTTCAGGGTCTTGACTGTTTCCTCATGTAGCTTGATTTTTGCGGTTGCATCATCAACTTGCTTTTGGAGGGCCGCTTTTTCTTCAACCAGGGATTCCGTTTTACGGTAATCATAGCCTTTCGCGTTTTTGATTTTCTCCTTAATCTGCTCAGATACAAGGGAGTTAGCCAAAATCGCCTCCATATCAAAGATATCGGTAGGCGTGAGCTTGGCCTCCTGAATTGCATTTTTTAGCTCTTCAAGGGTCATGTTGCTGTCTCCTTTAAAAAGGGTTATTCGGAATTTCTTCTCGGCCATTGCCTGGAGTTGCCCAATAAGTCCCGCCCCAGGAAAGCCAGGCGTTTCTATCTGGGAGTTGCCCAAAGCAATGCCGGTTATCTCATTAACATCGGCCACATATAGCTTGTCTGCGGTATCTCCGCGTAGATCGACATCGGCTTCTATGCTTGCCACATCTAGCGGCAAGTTGCGATAGTCGGGATAAATATAACAGGCTACAACCGATGATAATCGATCTTTTATATTCATAAGCTTTCGGCCAACAACCTCACCTATGGGGATGCGGCCAGTGGTGTCATTTGTCGCAGCATGGCCGTGGAATAGCTGTAAGCCGATCTTGATTTTATCCGTGAGCTTTTCCACCATTTGGGTAAACCATGTTTTGACTATATTGCCCACTCCGACAAGATTGCCGCGCGCTTCCCCCTCATGGCCCACGACATAAGCCTTGATGGTGGGAGATTTATCACGAGTCTTAATCTCGGCTAGCTTGTCGGGTCCGATCATGGCCATAATCTCTGACTCGGCCATGCAGTGAAGTTGAGCGCGGATTTTCATGATAACAACCTCACCTCGCAGACAACAGAATTCCCCTCTCCTATTGAATGAATAATTCCGAATGCGGTCGCCTTGTTATCCCTATAAACAGATACGATCTCTCCAATCGGGGGTTCGGCTATAACTAGCGGAACCATCCATCCACCCTTATTTTTTATGACCACATCGCCGGGCTTGACGTCTCTTCTGAATCTCATCTCATTTCACCTTTATCAAATCAAAGATTTCCGTTCGGTCTATCTTCCCGTTTATAAAATCACGCCATAATGACCTGCGCATCTGGCGTGGCATCCCAACTCTTTTAACACCCGCATCGATGAGCACCAAAAGGCGCTGCGCTCGTTTGATTCTGCGATTGAGAAGCCAACGGTGAAACCACTTCATTTAATTCCCCCAAATAGGTCTGATTTCATCGCCTTCTGGATAAGGACATCCATCTCCAGGAACACAAACCCAGCCACAGCCATGACAGCCATGACATTTTATCTCGGTTATAACTGCCGTTGTTCCTCCAAGTCCAGTATTAACAATAGTTCCTCTCCCACAACACACAGGACAAATTACTGCCTTCATTTCTTTTTCCTCCGTGCCCGCTTCTTCTTCTCCACTTTCTTGGCAGCATCGAGCCGAGCTTTCTCTTCCCTGGCCTTTTTCATCTTGGCCTTGCTCCGCATATCTTCCAGGTCGGCGGATTGGATGAATGTCCTTCTCGGCTTCTTCTGGCTAACCGTGCGGAGATCCGTAAAATTATGAGGCAATACCCGAGCAGGCCTATTCTTAACTTTTTCCTGGGAGGTCGTGATTACATGCCTCGGAATATCGGATATCACACTCCCTGTCAGTTCGCCCTTCTCGTCCCTTTCTTCCTCAAGGTACTTGCTATCTATGGGGCGTTCCTTCACCTTGATTTTATTTGTAGTTAGCATTGGTCCTCCGTTCTCTTGGCGGAAAATCTTCTCGTCCCCATGCATCATCTGGAACATCAAGGCTGTTAATTAACCTGAGTGTTCCCTCTCTTGAGGCTTTTTTTAATTTTTCTTCTCGCTTTGCTGTTTCTGCACTCAATTCATCGGCCGTGTATTCCCCTTCTTTAATAGGAAAAAGACAACGATTAAGTTTAATCACTTTAAATATTTTATTTGCCATTATTTCCTCCATCCTGATCGCTTAATAAGCCCATCTATGTCATGCAGATAATTACTTACCCTATGCACTGCAAAGGGTATAAAAAGCCACCAGAGGCCGATACAGACAAAAACAAAGGCAACCCCTGCTACCCATACGCTCAAACACCAGCCACAGGTGACAAATTCGCCCAGAATGTCGCTTTTCACGCCTATCCACACACGCGGCTTATCGAACAGCGCAGACTCAAGCCATATCTTCACAATCGCTTCAACCGCTATGATGGCTATGATATATTTCATTTTATTGGTTTTCGAACCCTCATTTCTAAAGAACAAAGCAAGCACTTGCCTTCGTATTCTTCTGCTACTTTTATTTGGTTAAAAAAATCCGCGTTGCCATCTTCAATGTCACGAACAAATTCTAGCCTCATGCGATTTTGGCAATTTGGACATGTCGTAAAGATTTCTTTGCTCATTTTATTGGCACCCTATATTTGCACTTCATACATTTCCTTATGGCCGTAATCCCCCGCCTCCGGTCTCCACAGCAAGCCTTGCGGACATCCATCGTTTTCGCTCCGCATCTCGGACATGGTATGTTTACAGTCTGCCTTGCCTTTATGCCGAGTTGTCCGCTCTGTATCATCATTAAACTTGTGCATTTTTTTCTTCAGGCGTACAAAGATTTTGACATTTTTTACATACAAAATAATGGGCCACCCATCGTCCCTCTTTCACAATAGGGCGGCTCTCATACATTTTCGCCCCACAACAATTAGAAACGTTCTTTCCCAATGCCTTATTCCCCGTATTTGATTTTTTGGTCATGATGTTTCCCGCCTAATTTTTGTGCTAATTTATTTTGTTTTTCTTCCTCGCTTTCTTCTTTTATTTCTTTTGGTATTTTCACGCCTACGCTGATTGGAATTTCAATAGTAGATACGTATGGCGTATCGCTTAAAAATGCTTCATATTTTCTAGATGGGGGTTCCTGGGTTTGAGTTGCTGCCTGGGTCCTCCAATAATCCATCTCCTGTTTTGCCTGTTTCGCCTCTTCCTTTTCTCTCTCTATTCTCCTCTCCGCTTCTGCATCCATGTCCACGCCCGGAATCTGTGAGGCGGTATGTTCCTTGCTGATAATTCCCCCCATTGATGCCGGGATAAGCACCTTCTCTATCCTGTCCCAATACTCCTGCGTAATCATCGGAATATCGACTTTAATCCTCGTCGGGTCGAGCTTCCCTTGAGACATCTGCCGATAATTATTGTAATTGAACATTTCTATAGATTTTGTGATAAGCTCCTCGTATACTCCCTTCCAAACCATCCGATCCCTGGCTGTGGCAGCCATAACGAGTTCTCTCGTGTTATCGCCCGTTGCCCTGTTACTGAGTAAATCGAGCAAACCAAGGAAATGAATGGGAATGCCCGTTGTCCCCGATATCATCTTTAGGAGTACTTCAATTTCTTTAATGAGGTTATCGGTGCCCCCGGGGTCTGTGCCCTTCATCGTAAATGTTCCCGTATGAACCAACACTTTGCCAATCTTCCAGTTAATATCCGTCAGTTTCTTCAAAAGATCATCGACCTGTTTGCTGGCGCCTGGTGAATCTGCAGGAATCTCGAAGTCCGGCGTGGGAGCTGCATAGAGGTGATTTATCTCCCGCAAATCCCGCAATGCTTTATCAAGCCTGTCTATCTGTGTCAGGCAACGCATAACCTTCGGTTGCGCTTCATTGGGGTTATTTATCCGTCCACCGAATTTCTTGTAAACGAACTCATTTTCGTTTAATTGCCCCGCTTCACGATTTGCCCCCGCCCCCCAAGACATTTTTGTATAATAGCTGTAATCCTGCGGATCAGCCTCGATCTCGTATTTTTTGGAAGTCCAGGGAATGAACCGGGCAGACACCATCCCGGGCCAAGGTTCGTCTTGTGCCGCCGGGTCTGTCCCATATTCTACGGGCTCATAAATCATCTTGATCGCAACCTTCCCCTCTATCTCTGCCTCTTTCGCCATCTCCTGGGCTACCTCCGCATCGAAGTCATTCCAGGAAAAGAAGTCTTCTGTCCATTGAAGCTCACGCTCGGCTTCGTCCCTGGTTTCCGCGTTATGAGAAATCTTAACCCCCTCGCCAAGAATAAAGGCCGCCCGCAAGTCGACGATAATGCCCGTATGCAAGCAACCCCAATCAGCATAGCAATTATATTTATTAGATATCGCCTCAACTGCACTCTCATAGGTCTGATAATCGTTCCCCCGAACCGAGCTCTGCATTTCGGTAAGCGTGAGAATATCCTTGACCAGCGTTTCCTGAACTTCATTGTGGTGGACCCTCAATTCCTTGAGCTGCAATTCGAGCAGACCAGTCTGTTTCTTCATCTCCTGTATCTGTGCGGGTTTCGCAAATATGTCTAATATGCTCATATTATTCTCACCTTAATCAGGATAAACGGAATATGGCAGAGTGCCGGCGCCTACTCCAGCACGCTTGCAGTGCGAATAAATCCCATACCGAATGCCACTCATAGCATGGTCGTTAAACTTGACCGGCTCGGGCAAATTAGCCCCTGACTTATCCTGCTTCCAGCAATAAGAATCATGTTCTCGTTTTATATTATGGGACCCCTTAACAATATGGATTATCAGGCTCTTCAAGAAATCGATCCCAGCCCTAACGCTATCTGGCCCCTTTAAAGATGGTTTAATGTTTAGCCCTTCTATAGTCATCTCGTCTATAGATTTCGGTTCAGCTGAGTCGAAATAACATTCATCATATGGTTGAATTCCATGTCTTTTCATTTCCCGGGCAAGCGCCTGATTCGTAAGCCCTGTTTCATAAATAAGCTCTTGTACCCACCATTCATTTGATTTGCGATATAGGCGCCCTACAAATGCTGGGTCAACAGAATATCCAAAGTCACCCCCATAGATAATTTCATCGAATTTAAAGCCATTTGTCGGTAATTCAACCTCATCCCATCGAAATATCTGGCCTGCGAACGTCTCAAATGATGCCTCGTATTCCTGACGGAACGATTGCTCATCAAGATCACGCCTTGCCTGTTCTATTTCTTTTAGAGATATTGTTCCAGCCTCAGAGGTTTTAATGTGAAACTTCTTCCATTGTGCCGGGTCTCTATTTTCCATCTCGCAGAGGTCATGAAAATAGTTGTATCCCTTGGGTGTCCCGATAAAGACAACCGGAGCCTGGTGATCTGAGGTTGCGGGGCGCAGCACCTTAAGCCACACATCTTTATGCATGAGCGCAATCTCGTCTATGCCGAGAAATCCAAGCCCTCGGCCACGGAGCGAGTCCTGATTATCAGCACCCTTGAGGTGGATAGATGCACCATTGAGAAAATCAATCCGCAATTCTGTCTCATAATATCGAAGCACAAGTCCGGCCCTGTAAAAATCCCGCGTAAAATCTTTAAGCAACGACCAGGCAATATCTTTCGCCATGCCATATGTGGGCGCAACATACCAGCAGGGGAGCCCGGCAGCGTATGTGAGAGCAGCCTCAATAAGTAGATCGCAGAGCAGATGTGTTTTTCCTGATCGCCTGCCCGCAGGGATCGCCTTAAAGCGGTGAGGGTCAGACTTAACCCTTAACTGCCAGGCCAAGAGCTCATAGGGGAGCCTGACTATCTCTTCTCTTGTATGTGTTTCAACTTGCATTATTCTTTTGCATTTTTGTCATAAACCACAATAAACTTAATTCCTTCTTTTGAGGTGACGTCCACATTGGAGGGCAACATCTTTGAATACATCTGATAAAAATGCCCCTGATTCCCTGGCTTCTTTGCCCAGGCATAAAAACCGTCAATCCCCCCAAGCTTCTCAAAAACAGCCTCAAAGTTATTTTTGATGTTTTTAGAAATCTTGTCTTTTGATCCCTTCGGCCGCCCAGGTCCAGGAATCGGCAATCGAGAAGCCGGATTAGCTTTCTCTTTACTTTGTTTAACCTGCTCGTTCATTTACTTTCTATAATCACCTTCACGGTTTCATCCGCTTTATGAAGCTTGTTGATGCCATCCATTGTTTCATCATCTGAGGCATCAAACTCTAATGTTAATCTTGCTTGCTTATCGCCTGACACAAGACTCTTGATCGTGTTCTGTTTAATCAACGCCTCAAATTCTACCTTCATTTCTTCTCTGCCAATATCACCGTCACTCGCTGGTCATCGGCGTATGGGCTCTTAAGCGTTGCCATGTTTTCATCATCTGTCGTGTAGAGATCGATCGTTATCCTCGCCTTGGCTTTTGAGGCAAACCCCTGGGTTTCGATTCCTTTTATCTCCGCTTCTAGGAACATGGCTTTATTCATTCGGCGTTATTACTCCCATTACCATGTTTCCCATTGAGAATTTATATCCCAATTTTCTTAACATCCAATCTCCCACCCTGCGTGGCAATCTCCTTGCTATCCAAAATGCTATCTTATGTTTCATCTTAATTTCCCTTCCCACACCTTTAAGGCTTCTCTAGCCTGTTTATCCTTTGGATAGAGTCCAATATGCTTTCTAATTCTCTTGATGTGGCCTTTCTCGAGTCGCTGTTCAAGGGCGTATCTTTTGCACTTGTCAGTGTTTCGCCCACATTTGCTTGATCCGCCACTTTTTGATCTTGACATTTATCGGAGTCCATTTAGCTTTCCCTCTATCCTGGCTATTTGGTTTCCCTGCTTTTCCAACTTATCATCAAGCTCTTTCAGCCACTTCCCATGATCAGCACAGGGATGAGGATTGTTGCCAGCCTTCTTTGCCCTGTAATCCATAACCGCCTTTACGATCAGCCCCAACAATACCGATGACTGAACGATAATCGCTACCCAAACCGCCTCTGTCATATTACTTTCTCAATTCCTTGATCGTAGCCTTTAAAATTTTGTTCTCTGCCAGCAATCGAAGGTAATCATAAACCATGCCTTCTTTTACCTCCCAATTGCCATTTTCAAGCTTGCGGACCGTCACCTTATTCAAGTCAACCGGATAGAGGATAGGGTCAGGTTTCTTACAAGTTTGAATACTTAGCGATAAAAGAATTAATGCAATCGGAATCGCCAATCTCCAGACACTTGAGAATCTTTTGCTTATCCTCTTCCCATTCTTTCTCAAATTTTTCACTTTGGTCCTTATTGAGAATCTTAAAAAGCTCATATATCATTTGAAGCAAATCGCCGATTGGTAAGCTCATCCTTGCCCCCGTAACCAGAAATTCCAGTCTGTACCTTCATGAAAATGATAGAACTTGCCGTTATAAATCATGCCAAATCCGTTGTTCCAAAACGGGTGGGTGGTCGTTTTCTTGTTGATATATTCGATCTTGTTAATGTCGAACATGCCCCCCAGGTCTATGCCCATATATTCACCACTCCGGTCATAACGCAGGGCCACAAAATGACCATGAGCATTTAGGATATTGCGGTGATATTTATCTGCCAGGCGAAGCGCTACAGATCCACTTATTTGGCTATATGAGCCAGGATGGACAACAAGCCAATCATCCCCTATTCTCATCTTGTCGTATGGAGAAACCGTTATCTTTCGAGCAAAATTATCTCCCCAGAATAGCCTCATTATATGCCGACTCTGGATTGTTCCCCCCGTAAGTCGGTCTATGCGAAACTCATGGTTCCCTGTAATCAATACATTTTCATCAAAATAATCAAGCGCCTGGATGACCGGCTCAACCCGAATAATTTCTTTGTCCAGTGTGCTCTCCGTCTCCCCCTCATCTTTGGCTTGTTTGAATAACGCCCATTTTGCGAAATCATTATCAAAGAGATCGCCCACAATAATGTTCTTTCTAATCTTAAATTTGTCAGCAATCTGAAGTAGTCGGTTTATATAGATTTCAGAATGATAAGGGGAATGCAGATCACAACAGGTCATATAATTATCATCAGGCAACCAGGGCTCTTCATATCTGTCAATCTCATTGTCAATGCTTATCAGGTTTTTAATGAGGGCATATCGATTTCGAGCGGTTGCTACCGATGTCAATGTTATCTGAGAATTAAATTCTTCGGACATGATTTCTGAGATTTTGTCATTCTGCAAACCCATTGAAACGAGTTCTTTTAGGCGCTCTTTGGCCCGCTCCGTCCACTCAAAACCGTGCGTGTGACCCATGATTACCCCTCGAACCTTACGTCAACTTTAATACTCATAATGGAAAACATCCCTGAAGCCCTCAAAGCTTCCACCCCATCTGCCCCCAAGTAATTCCCAAACCTCACCCAAAACTGTATAGTCTGGGTGATCATCATAGCCGTTTGCGATAAGTTCATCCTTATCAATAATGGCAATATCCCTCGCCCGATCTAGCTGGTGATATGATTTCTTCTCATATCCATCACACCTGCTTAGCCCCCTTTTGAAGAGGGCATTCTGCTCGGCTGGTGTGCGAGAGTAGGACGTGCATATGAAATTAATGCCATTAACCATCGCATGAAGGGTCAACATGGCAAACTTTTGATTAAACTTGACTCGCTCTAAGGTATTGCTCATTTTTTATGCTACCGCCCCGCCTGCGGTTTTATGTGGCATAATTTACCCGCCCTACATCTATCGTGATTCCATTTATTGAATGTTTGCTCGGTGCTTGGAATCCTCAAATGGAATCACATTTGAGTGAAAAGAATCGTATTGTCTTCTAATTTGAGCACAAGACCGATTTAACCAACGCTGAATATTTCGATAAAAATACTGGCTTAAATTTTTGCTTTTGATTAAATATAAATTCCGTCTGTTTTCCCACAGCTTTAAAAGAACGCCTTGTTTCATATCCTCCCAAAATGATTTCATGCTTGAATAATTTTTCGCTAATTGAGAATCAATGAGGCTTGATAATTCTGTCAACAAATCTTCAAAAACCTTGTCATCTTCATTCGCTATGTATTCTTTTATCAACTCATTTATTGTTTGATTTTGATACATTCTTGCCTCTTCATATGAATAGTATCCACCGTTATTGGGTTTTTTAAAAAAAGGGGGGGGATTTACAAAAAAGAGGGGGAAAAGACTAAAAAAGAGGGGGAAAAGACTAGGCTAATTTTGGAACAATCGATTGCCTTGCTTGTCTATCCATGTATTTTTTTTAAGATAATATACGCGAAAATCATGCTCTCCACCCTCTCTAATCCAAACTTCTTTAGAGGTTACTTCGGGAGCAGGATTGGGATATTCGGCCAATTGTTTTACTTGAGTCTTAAACCAAAGACAGTTTTTTATCTCTGCTATTCCAATGGCAATTTTTCTATATTCGGTATCCCTGGCGGCATCTATGCAATATATATTATTGCTTGTTTTTTCAAAAGAATAGTCCGCACTTTTTAATATTCTACAAACTGCATTTTTGGCTTTATTCAGTTTTTTCTTAATCGCCTCTTCGCTCATGCTTATGTCCTTTTATTTAGATAATAATTCTGGGTTCTCATAGATGTTGCCGATGATTCTGCATGCTTCCGGTACTGGAAACCATGAATTTCCCCCAAAACGATTCTGTTTAATCCAAAATCCATTCCCCTCCCAGACAACGGGGGCGATAGAATCATCAAATATAATGTTCAGTATGTCTCCCTCATAAATTTCCTCGCCAGTTACATCATTCGAGCCCGTATATTGCATGAGAATAACATCAGATAGACCAAATGAACCCGGAAATGCCTTGGTGTATTTCGTTACTGGACTATCTTCTGAGAAAAAATCCCATGACCATTGATACATATAAGATTCTTCCCCTATATCAAAATTATGGTCTGGCATAATCCACGCTCTAAACTTAATCTCTCTCATTTTATGTGCTCCTTTCCCGACTTAACCACGCCAGACCAACGAAGGCATGGCCTTCCTCTGTGGTGTTATGGTGATGGTATCTGCATTTATCAGAGCAATAACGGACATGTTTATTATCGCTGTAAAACACCTTATCGCACATCGGATAACGGCAGATATGCTTATGTAATCCTTCCCCTGGTTCAAGTTGGATAATATCGGTATTGAGGAAATAGCCCCCGGGTTCAGGGATGTTCTTTAGTCGTGCCATTTATTTCTCTAAAAGCCCAGGGTTTTCATCCATATTTCCAATAATTTTGACTTTTTCTATTGAATCAAGGTATCTAAAGATTTCACCCCTGCCGGAATAGTCAATAAAAAAGCCCCCATCCCTGAAACAAATCACGCCAACACACCACTTGTATTCTTTTCCAAGCTCTTTCCCTAGTCCCGATTTGTGCCGGACAATATCATCCTCATAAATTTCCTTACCCTTGATATCTTTTTTTCCCGTAAAAAGACCGCTAGTTCTAATAGAGTGAAATCTCATCTTGCCTCGGCTATCTAAGTAACGATACTTTATAATTTTTCCGCTCATGCCATCTCCTTGTTTTCCCCTATCCCACCCCCCGCCGAAGCGGGAACCGTCACCTTAACTCTTCTTCGCTACCTGATAGATCGCCTGCGTTGCGATATACAACTGCGGGCCGAACACAATCAGGCAACCCCAGTCTCCCTTGGTGAAGAAGATATAGACTGCAGCGGCGATAAAGCACACGACCATAGAAAGCGCCTGTGCTAAAACACCCGTCAGCTTCGTCCAATTCTTCAAAAGCTGGATAACGCCCGCAAGCGTCAAGCCACCGAGGGAGAAACCCAAGATCAGAGTAACTGCACTTGGATCACACATTTTTACCTCCTATTTAGATTTTTTAAAGATTTGATATTTCGCCCCAAAATCAACGATTAATGATGTTGTCGATTCATATTCATCAATGGTCTCAGGCCCTTGATCGCCCATATATCCAACATGATTACCCCTATGTTGTAGCTGAATACCAAAGGCATCACCTCCCCTAAGATCACCCCGAACAATGCTAACCTCAATCTCGTGGCTAATATTTTCTTTTTCTGTCGGAAATGCCCCTGGAAACAACTTTCGCAACACCTCTTTCGCCTGTGGACAGCTATTCGCTGCCTCTAAAATCCGTTCCTTTTTAATCTCAATCTTGCGCGACACGCGTCACCTCCTATTCATAATATTCTTTAATCCAATGCTTACGATCTTTCCAAATCCAGATTTCTTTGCGGCATGACTTCGGCATTTTAAGGTTATTAATCGCTTCTCTCGTCTTGTTGTCACACCGATTCGACTTGCATTGGATAAATTTCAAATGGCTACCATCTGAAGCTAGGCCGAGAACGTCAAAGAGGCCAAAGAGATCGATGTTCTGATACTGTACTCGAATCGTTTTCCATGTAAAATACCCCTCTGTCTTGAGCTCGTCTTCACACGCCTTCTCTATGCGATAGCCCTTGTGTACTGTTTTAACCATTCTTTTTCTTTTGACCGGGGTAGGGATTTTCACCCATTAGGCTATCGTACCGCTTAACAGTCGTAGTTACGCCTTTCACGCTCCCGGATATATTTAATTTTTCTTTTCCATAACTTGGTTTATGATAATCAAGCATTTTTAAAAGATTTATTTCAATCCTATAATGCTCATCACACAATCCAATTTTTTCGCTATATCTATCGCGCTGATATAAACCTGTCGCTTCATTTCGACATATGGCACAATATCCAAAATTCATCAAAACAACCTCATCTGCGGACTCTGCCCCTCTCGCTTTCGCCTCTCTTCCTCTTCTTGTTTGCGAAAGAGAAATTGACGGTAATCATCCAGCTTTCTTATATATGCTTTGTGAGAGCAAATCGTCTTACTCCGGCTTTTTATCGCTTGCTCAATCTCTTCTATGCTGTTTACGACATATACGCCATCCTTCCCCCATCCGATCAGTAAATTATCATGGCAGATGTCCCGCATTTCTTTCTCATTAAGTCCTGGATAGAATCGTTTGAAATACCTAAAAAGGGCTTTCCAGGTATGTGGACTCTCACTGCCAACGCAATGCAAGAGAAGCGTATCCGTGATAAGGCTCACCTTGCCATTGTCGCTATGGGGTACGGGGAAGGGAGAGGGGATCATTTTTTATCTCCTCTGAGGAGTTGCTTGATTTTTGCACAATCTTTTGGTATTCTTTCTAACCATTTTTGCTTATGTTCATGTACCACTTTCGTTTTAACGTGATCTAAAGACATAGATTCCATAGCATCCAGCGTTACCCTCAATTCTCTTAGTTCGTCCTCATCCACCTGCACAGGCTGTCGGGTAAGAAGTTGTTTGGCGAAGTCGTGCAAAAATTTGTGATTGGCAACTTCATCTCCTGAGTCTACGTCGCACATAAGCTCATCTACTTTTTGGCGAATAAATTCCTCATCCACCCCCTGCCCTTGATCGGCTACATGGTAACACTCGGGGTCATTGTCCAGATATTTGTACTTGAAATGCCCCTCCACAACTTTGCGAAGATTGGTTAGTAAGTCAATGTCCTCTTCCCAATTCTCATATTTTATTTTTTTGGTGTAATAAATACGGTTGTCAATCCAATCCAACAATTCCTTTTCGTTTAAGTCATCCATTGTTCTCCTCCTTCATCTTTGTGTAATGTTCTTTGCCATCCCACGCTTCGGTTCCTTTGCTGCAGGGACACTTCTCTTTGCCTATAAACCATTGACATTCTGTGTCGCAAGTGCCTCGTCCATCTATCCCCCTGAAATAATTGGTACATTCTACGCCAGCGACTTCACTCATCTTGCCCTCCGAACATCGCCTCTTCTTCCGCCCGTCTCTCGACTCCACAACTATATGGAAATGGAACCATCCCATTATCATAAACACATCTTCCTTGACCACAAAAAGCACATTTCCCCCTACCGTTGTAATAAACACATTTTTGAGTTAAAATTTTTTCACTCTTTAGCTCGGTCATCTCTTCCTCTTACTGAGAATCTTTTTACAGGCTTCTCTTAACTCAACAATCTCTTCTGGCCCAGTTACAAAAATATCCTCTGGATACGTTTCAATGACCCATTCACAGACATCCCATAATCCCAAGGGATTGCCTTCTTGGTCATACATGCTCATCTCTTCCTCCTTAAAGCATTTCTGCTTATGATTTCTCTTTGCTTATTATTAAATTCGACCAAAGCACTATTCATCCGGCCCCTGGCGATTACTTTGCAAGTCCTTCCCTTTAGGAGTTTTCGCTTGGGGTTGTTTCCCCAGGAGTAAATAAATTCAAGCATCAATCCCCCCCACTTAATCTATCGCTATCCACGCTCACGCATACCAAAAGCCTCTGATAATCCCAGCCCAACCGATATGTGCATCTCACATCGTCCGCAAATGTATAACCCTCAAGATCTTCTTCAACAGGAATTGTCTCCCCCGGATCAATATCACCCAGCAATGTGATGTATTCTCGCTCTCCCTCATTCGCATTAATATAAAGCCTTCCGTTGTATGCCGTGTCACCCCCTACATTTGTTACATTGCCATACATACAGGGCATTCCCCCATTGTAAGAAATCCAAATCATGGGAGCATGGAGGATGAGCTTTGCCGGAACCGTAGACGTGGGCCTGCAGAACATCAGCACCAGGATCAGGCAGGTGAGGCACATAAAAATTATTCTTTTCATCCCTTCCCCTCCAGTTGCCTATCATGGTCAGCTTGCCAAAGTTTTTTCATTACGGTAGCATCATTCAGGGCGATAATAAGCATTCCCTTAACTGATTCCAAACGAAATATAACCTCTGATTCCTCGAAGTTCTCTTTGTGAAAATCCATGACACTTAATGCTTTCCGTAGCTTGCCATGCAGTATTTCAACTTCGGTTAATGGATTCATTTCTCCCCCTCCAGCTGCCGAGAGTAGGTGGCAACTTGTGTGGTGATCAATGCCTGAATAGCCTCTTTCTTCTCAAGCGTATCGGCATTGCCTAAATCAAATTTATGCTTTGCGATCAATTCGGATCGCCTCTTTTCGATGAGATCCAATCGCTTATTCTCTTCCGGGGATTTCTCTCGTGGGGGAGCCTTGCCTATTTCGTCTGGCTTAAATCTCTGAGTCTGGAGCAGAAGTGTCGGCATTTGCTTTCTGAGCTTTGCTGTGGACAGGATGTTCCCTTTCCAAAAATCATCTTCCTGTGAGAATCGGATGGCAACCTCAATCTCTGATTCGGATCTCTTATCTTGTTCCCGGCAAAGACGTATCTGATCAACCCACTTCACATAAAGACTTGAATCCTTTTCTGGGGCTTTTGCCTTTGGATCGTTTTGCCTGATTTGTTCGATTAAAAGATTCGTGAGAATCTTATCTTTATTATTTAATGTAGTTGAAGATGAAGATGAAGATAAAGGGTTGTCTTCCGGTTGCGCCGTGGTTGAACCGTTGTTCAACCGTGGCTGAGCCGTGGTTCGCCTTAAAAACTGACTTTCTGCGGATTTCTTACCCTTTTCTCGTTGAGATCGGTGAAAATTTTGTAATTTTTTTGCTTCTTTTTTTAAACGATTTGAAACAAGTTTCTTTCCTCTTTTTCGTAATAATGAATCCCCATCATATTGAATCTCTTTTTTAATGACTTGCCACTTCTTTGTCGATATTCCGAGCATTCCAGCAATGGCCTTATCATCATTCATGATCGAACACTGATCTCTTGAGTCTATCCACATATGACAGAGAATCCGTATATACACACCTTGTGCTTCATAGCTCATTCGCATGACTTTAAAATCAAGCCAATCTTTCGGATAAAACTGAAATGCTGGAGGTCTATTCACCTCTTCTCCCCCCTCTTTTCATAAGGAAATTGCAGGTGTGTGGTTAATGTGTCATCGAATACAGTAAACAGTAAATTTTTCGGGTGAATCCTGATATAAGAAAATCCTGTTTTCCCATGACCACAACAACAAGCGATTGTTTCAATTCCGTAATCATTAAGCGCTTGAACAAGTGGGGCAATACAGGCGTCAACTTTTATTTTTTTCTTTTTGCTGATCGGCAAGGGTTTGCACAATGTTATTTCTTTATCTATTCCCCATTTACACATCTTCTGCATCTCCTAGAAAATCCGGATCATTTCTTCCCTGGTTATATCCATCTTTCCATACCCCATTAGCAAATTCCCAAACAAGAACAGCAATTTCCTCTCTTGAATATCGGCGTGTAATCTCAAGGAATAACGGCACAAATTCATCCTTATCCATCAACCTTAATTCAGTCATTTCTCCCCTCTCTCCCTTATCATCCTCGCCAGGACATCTGATGGCTTTGTGATGCAGATGTCGCAGAGGAACCGCTTGCCTGAGTCGATAACCTCGCCCACAATCTCAGAGACAGGCGTTGTGAGGGCCTCGTTTTCACCGCAGGCTTCGCAGTTCATTAGTAGAAATCCCCTTTCCTGAATTTCACCCTGTCTATGAAAAGCAAAATTATCTTGTCGAATTTATCTCTTGGAATCTCTCCTGTATTACCTGGGCGCTTCACCCATTTTTTCCAATATCTCCAACTCCGATTTTCTTTTTTTGAAACCCATATAAGACCAGCGGGGGGTTCAACCTCATTTCTCTGGATTAATCCATCGGGGCAAACCCAAGTGAACGTGTGACAATAGTTGAGGTATTTTTTCCATTTGCCAGAATTTTTATCGGCCAGGAAATCTGAACGAGATACTTTAAATTCAAACCCCCGGAATCGTTTTTGATTTGCGTTGACCAAAAATAAATCAAACCTTCTGTGGTCTACCCCAAACTCAAAAAGCCCTAATTCGTTGTTATTGTTTTTAAGATAATTAATGAAATATTGCTTGATAAGAAGGATATTTGATAGCTCTTCGGTATGGTTCACCTTATCTCCCCCTCATCGACTCGCCTGTGGTATTCGCGGTCGTCCCATTCGCTCTTATCCATGTGGCATATCTCGGGACAGGTTTCCGGCACGTAGCCTTTTACGCATCCCTCTATCAGGTCATATGAATCACAGTTCTCGCAGGGGCTAGGATCAGGCTCAGGCGGCGATACACCGTAGAAGTCAACCATTTAATTCTACCTTTTTAACTATTTCTGCAATCTCATCTAAAGATTTCATAATTGTTTTTGCGGTTGATTCCTTGTAGAAAATACGGAGTAATCCATAGTTGTTTACACAATCCAAGGCACTCAATAACCGTCCCTTAATTGCGTTCCCTAATGACTCTTTTGTTCCTTGTATCTCATTCATTTCTCACCTCCACATAAGATGCAGACCCCACTCATGGACATAAGGGAAGCAAAAAGCATGGCTTCCAAGTGGGGCCTGCGTATAAATAAAAAAGGGGGGTCATATCTTGCGCCTCTTCAAATGCCACCAAAGCCCGAATAGTGCCGAGGCGATAATAAAGACCCAGATGATCTCAAGCGGATTCAAACCCTGTTCTCCGATCCCCCAGCATAGGGAAAAGTCCAATCGATCCATTGGCTTTCATCTACATCATGCCCATCAGGACAACGTAGGAGATGGCCAAAGAAACGGCCAGCTCTGCGAAAATGTGCCGGGCGATATGCCAGGCAGCCCTCACACCAATGTTGACGCTCAGAACGGGAGTTCTTCATCCGGTTCTCCAGGTTCGCCATTATTCCCGTTCGGCATTGGCACATCTTCTTCCTCATCCGATTCAGGTGGTTCATATTGAATTTGTGATATTCTCGCCCATGATTTAGACGCATCATTTTTATCGGGTTCATAGACGATTCGAGCAACGAATCTTGAGCCTTCAATATTAATCGTTTCGGATAGATGAGGGCTTCCATCTGCACCTTTTGTCGCCCCGATAGCAAACAGTAAATCTTTGTATCTATCCTCACCGCATGGAATTGACTCTCTGTGTTGCCCCATGCTTCCATCAGGCATTTCAACTTTGAATATGAATTTCACGACAATGAAATCACCCTTTCCATCTCTTCTTGGGTATCTCCTCTTTTCATATTCACTGATAATAAATCCATATTCGCCCTCTGCTAATCTCTGTGGTGGTTCATAAGGTGGTAGTCCGTTCATTTTTTCTTCTCCTTTGCTTTCGGCTTTAAGCCTTCTTCAACCTCTTTAATTCCATTTTCAATTTGTACTACCGCTTCTTGGATTTCTGAGTCCACAATAGCAGGTGCATTAAAGGCTTGGAGTGTTTCAAATACAACCTCAAGCATATCGTTTTTCATGTGTTCGATTTCTTTAAATGAGCGTGTTCCGGCAACCTCTTTCATCAAATTCAGCCGCTCTGTCTTATGTTCCGAGTTCTGACTTGGATAAGCGATGTGAATTTCTGCCTTGATCTTCTCGACCAACTCATCATGTTTCCGAATGTAGGCAGCTCCGGACCTATCGTTTATGAACATTCCCTGTGAATTCCGGGTGGTATCGATTGCCATATGTTCACCATTCAGGTTTAGGCTTTCGATATGCGGAAGAAAACTCTCGAAGGTAGGCATATCAAAGTGTTGGCTGTTGATGACATTAAACCTGTCCTTAACAACCCATGCCCGATTAATCCAGCCTCCACCTATTCTTGCCGACTTCCTCACGTGTTCCATTTCGACCAGGAGACTCGGCTCATAGCCCATTTCTGTCTCTGCCCGCATCTTTGTCCCTGTTTTCTTGAGTTCCTTAACTCCTTCCTCGTCTTCAACATCATCCCAGATAAAGGCAGAGCGCCCAGCGAGAATAATGTGAATCTTTGAATTAATGAATTTGTCTGTGAATTGCCTCCACGTCTGCTTCAATGGAATCCAATGCCGGAGCGTGATCTGATTAAGATTGTGTTTCTCCTGGTAGGCCGTGAGTAGCTCATTCCAGAAATGAGTTATACTGTCGATAATGAGGACCGAGCAATCTTTCTCTGATTCGTCAATGATGGTGAGAAGATCAGCGAAGGCTCGGGTTTTGGCAGTAACCAACTCAACTTTTGCTTCCCGGAACATCGGCAGAACAAAATCACTTCCCGTTTCCGTGTCTGCGAATCCGATGGGCTTTTTAGCCTTGATGAATCCGTGAAGTCCGAGGGCAACTTTGCTTGAAGTGAAGGTTTTTCCTGACCCTGCTTCACCGTAAATCCCCAATTTTAAATAGGCCATTTGGGGGACAGCCTTTTGTAATACCATAAACACCTCCTATATCGGTTTTATGTTAATTACTAAATTCCTCTTGCCTCTTCGCCTGTGAGATCGGGTCATCCTCAACCTCTGACCTGTATGGCTTCTCTTCCGTGCCGTTAATAATCTCATCCATCAGAAGCTTTTGCTTTTCCCTGTCTCTAATAATCTCCCTGATCTCTTTTTCTTTCTCTTCCCTATGTGCGACAAAAGTCTTAATTTCCATTTCGAGTTGTCCAATCCTTCTCTGTCTTTCGGCAATCTCTACATCTGCCTCTCTTATCTCTTCCTTGGCATCGGCATAGGGCTCTGCTACCTCCAGAACTTCTGCAAGCGCTTTGGTAAATGCTTTGTTTTTAGCTTGCTTAAATTCTTCCACTTCCTTGTTTTCTAAGCTCATTGTTTCCCCTTGAATCATGTAAAAATGAGCATTCCATATGGCTGCTCAATTGAGATAAAGCCATTTGGGTCAAAAGAAATAGGGCTTTCCAAAAGATACTTTTTGATAATTTCATTAGAATACTCAAGTTGTACGAGTTTATTGCAAGGGTCCAGCGTATAGGCTTTTTCAACGATGTCATCAGGAATTTGCTCAACCCATGTTTGTATTTCTTGCTTAGTCATCCTTCCCCCTCTTCCTCAAGGCATTTAAAGATAAGCCAGCCTATGAGGAGTACCAAGATTAGTGATATAATTGCCATCATTTACCTCCGCAGAGGGAGCGTTGCCACTCCCCCCGGGATCGCTGATAAAATATCGCCACACAACCTGTCATGGCTTCTCCAATAATTTTGGATTCTCATAGATGTTGCCTATTACCTTACCTTGATTATCCCAGCGATAATAAGAATCGGTGTTGTACATTTCTTCAAACCAATCTGTCATATCCTCAATAATGTACGGGACTGCCTGTTTATGGCCATCTATGGAATATTCAAGTTTGTCCCCCTCGTATATTTCCTTGCCACTCCACACAGAGGGCAGGTTACCTTGTCTTGTCCAATTTGCACGTTCTGTTTCGGTTAGGTCTTCCCATTTAGTGTTATCCTTTAAGTCTGTATACTGATCCCGCGATAAAATCCTGTTTCCGTATTCTTCCATAACGAATGTAAATTCATTCTCCGTGTCTTCCATCTGATCTAAGGTAAAAATATACGTATGGATACAGGGTTTACCACAAACAGATCGACCTACCACTACGCGATATCGAAACTTAATCTCTCTCATGGACTTACCTTTTGAAGAATTGAAATGTCTAGCTCGGCTTTCATATTATTTTGAATGATATGTCAAAAATAATTGAAGGGCATATCTTACAATAGATGCCCTGGTTTGATTCCCGTGAGATTCAGAATACTCCATTATCTTACGATATAGTTCCGGTGAAAGCTCGACTAACAATGGAATTCTACCTCTCCGATTTTTTCTTTGTTTTTTCATGTCGATATAAATATATACTCACAAATATCAAATGTCAAGAAAAACTTTAAAATAATTGAAAATAATTTTAGACAGACTAATCCCTTTTGTGAAAAATGATGCATTAAAATTGGGGAATTTGCGAGAATTCGCTAAAGGATGGAAAGTTAATGGGCATGGATACGCTTTGGTCACTTCTATATTATTCTGTAAAATCTATTTGTGGCGATTAAAAATTACAGATAAATATAATATTATTATCACAGATAACCCATTGATAAAAAAGCAATTAAATGCTATAATATAATCAACATGAAATCATTGGAAAATAAGATTTTAACAAAACAAGAAAAATTAGCATTAATAAAAAGGCTGGAAATTTATGAACAATCCGCAAGTCGAGAATTTTCATTAAAATCCTATATAAAAAAATTAAAAAAGGAATGTTCGCCACCCAAAAAAAGAAAACCGTGTAGTCCAGAAACAAAATTAAAGCTCTCATTGAGGATGCGAGGGAATTTAAATCCCGCCAAAAGAATTGAGGTGCGAAAAAAATTAAGCGTTGCTGGTAAAGGGCGCATAATGTCAGAAGAAGCAAGGGAAAAAAACTCCAGAGCTAAATCAGGTAAAAATCACCCAGGTTGGAAGGGTGGCAAGTCTCGTGAACCATATTCACATGAGTTCAATAATCGACTTAAATATCAAATTCGCGAAAGAGATAATTTTACTTGTAATATTTGCTATAAAATAGAAACAGATAAAAAATTCTGTGTACACCACATTGATTATAACAAGAAAAATAATCATCCATCTAATTTAATCACTCTTTGTCGAAAATGTCACCCATTAACGTGCTTTGATCGTCACAAATGGGCACCATATTTGTCATTTATATGTAGGTTGAAATCAACAATTGGAACTCAACCTCACCTTTTATTAACCCCTTACAATATTTCGCAATGATGCTAAAAATAGCAACGGTTTAGTCTCATTTGGGTCAAGATGGTATGTGGGCATAGGCTTTGCAATAAAAGTGCAGCAGGCGAGATGTAATCGGCCTTAAAGCGTGTAAAGTCGCATATACATTAAAGGTTTTAGCAAGATTCATGCCATTTGGTATTCATATTTCGTATTGCAATGACAAAATACGCAATATAATTTCATATCTATAGGTAATTCGCACAACTACTCAATCCTGAGTACATGCGTACTCAATTCTAAAAGCATACATATATGATACGTTATCGCCTTGCCTTCTTATCTCCTGGATAGGGGAATATTAGCTCAATAACCGTTGGGTGTTTATGTATTTCAATATTTTTTTCATCAATAATAATTCCTGAATTTGAAAGCGCCCCATGCCCACAACAGGAATATCGTGTTTTTATTTTATAGTCATTTAATATTTGAACCAGGGAGGCTATGCAGGAATCAACCTTCACGATCTCTCCAGACATCAACTTGACATCTGTAAGCTTCTTTCCCTTTAGGTGTCTTGAATTATAACCAAGGATTTTTTCCCAGATTCCCCTACACACTTACCGCCTCACGTCAACGCCATAAACATATTTAGGCACTCGCCACACTACCGACACATCGCAATGCTGATTTAGATTATCAGGCGATTGCTTTTCATCAATCGTACGTGGCAAGTGTTCCCAAAGGCGGAACCTATCGCCAACCATCTCATGGAATAACTTGCAAGTCTTTTGGTGTTCATTGACTGAGCTATCACAATATTTCTTACTTACAGTGCATAGCCCTTGTCGATGGAGGGGAAGATTTTTGGTGTTTAGGCCATCGCAGGACAGCCCAATCTTAGCCAAGTGCCACAGGCTTTCCTTATCCGGCAAGTTCTCTGGGATCATCTGGCCATGTAGCATCTGACAGATTATATTCGGCTCGATCTCATCAGCTATCCAGCCTCGATAAGCATGGGCAGTCTCTTCACTCGCAGAAAACGTAAACAACGGCTTTGCGCCTTTTTTCAGCATGTATTCTAAATGCCTCACGCCATATCGCTTGGTCCATTCATAGAGTTTCTTTCTATCCCCCTCATAGGGTGATTTAATTTCATTCCCCAGATCAAACCATCTGATTCCAGCATTCCACAGGCGATCAATATAATCCTTGAATAAACCGAATGCTCGATCAGAGTCATCATACATTCCCTTGGGGCCACCTGTATTAAACTTCCAGAAGTTCCAGGGATCGTCACCTTTGTATAGGCAATGATCGATGTAAGAAAATCGCACTCTGGCGTGTGCCCTTTCCTTACGTTCGGGATCGCTTGGGTAGAGCTTTGTCTTCCACAGGAGCTTTCTGAGCCTGACAAGGTTATCATCCCATCTATAATCAGGCTTCTTCCATAACCACATGCTCGTCACCGCTGACCACTTAAAGGGCATGACATAGAAGCCATAGCTATTCTTCCATCCCCATCCAGGGCCGACTCGCATTTCGTCTAGCCCTACTCGACCATAACGCCTTACCATGCGCTCAACGGTGGAGTCATCGAAATTGTGGAGGATAGATACAGCCTGAAGCCATAAGATTTGAGATTTAGCTATCATGTTATTGTCCAGAAGAAGTCAGCCACGTCCTTCATCGCCGTAATTTGGACATGGCCTGCATTTAAATCTTTATCAGTCGAGAGAATCCTGACAACCTCTTCATCATAGATTGTGATATCGTTACCCTCGCTGTCCTTCTCGGTATAATTCAGATAAATCTTATCAGTCGGGTTGAGTAACAGCGCGCTACTTTTAAGCGTTGCGCTTATGACCGAAGGGGGAATTTTTACCATGCTGAGAATATTGTCCCTCAAATTCCTTGCCTGGAACTGCGTTTGTAGGATTGTCTCAATTGTTAGCCGTTCTTTCTCTTTGTGGTTCCATTCGGCGTTGTCTTCCCTCGCCACCTCTTCATATTCGTAATATGCCCCATAGGGCCTGTAACATGATTTGATTGTAACCTCTTTAAAGCATTGGTCTGTGTCTTCCTCTTCTCTTGGCTTCTCTACATAATCTTCGTTGTAATAGTGGGGGGCATCATCAGGAACGGTGTCGCTGTAGCGGTGGAATACGATCGTTCCATCTAGCCTGACATACGTTTGGAAAATGCCCGTCTTCTTCAACTCAATGAGGAAGTCGATTGAATCTGTCTCCTCGCTAATCCATTTGCCACATATGAGTACTCTATTTGTTTTGAGGTCATGGAGAGACGCCATATCTAGGCGATATTTAGATATGCCATTCAGGGTGACATAAAGGAAATAAAGAAAATCTGCCGGAAGATGGGTAAAGGTCGAATCTTCAAAATCGCACTTTAATCCAAAGGCGTCACAGGTAATAACGTCTCCCTCGGCAAGCGCAGCACTTACGGTAAACTCTCCGTTATTTAAGTCTTTTGCCCAATCGGCGCCTAGCGTAAGCTCTGTCTTGACACCTGCACCCGTTGTCTTGTAGACATGGGTTATGTCCTCGATCCCTATTGTCGTTCCAGCCGAGATAACGGTTTCCGTATAGACCCTGATATAATCTGCATAACCACGCCTATAAGCCCCCTCATCTCCATACACCGTAATCTGAACCTTGCCATTGGTAGCAGTGTCCGCATTGGAACAGTCTGCATTGTTAACAATCAAAGTGCCGTTGCGGTAAACGTCAACGACTTCGCTGTTTAACACTGAACCGTCAACGTCGAATTTATAGGTGTACCACACGCCCTCTGCGGTTGTAACGGCGGTCGAGTTAAAGGCAAGCCCATCCCAGATATCAATGCTATTAATGTCGATCCGGATATGGAGTTTGATAACACCATTCCAAATTTCAAACTCCACGTGTTTATTGGCCGCTACGGTGTCAAGATTAGAGCGGTGAAACCATCTAACCTCAAAGATATAACTAACGGGGAAGGAACCTGCATCCCGATAGATCCTCGCTCTGACATTATTCTCGGGGTCATCTGTCGGAATTGCAAAATAAAATGTGGACTTGCCGTCATATGTTGCTTGAGATACGTCACCTACGCCCGTATTATCCTCTGTCCAGCCCGCGAGATCGCCACAACCATCATTTAAATAATAAGCACAGGACACTTTTCTGTCGAATACCGCCTGACTAACTTTAAATATCTGATTCTCGATATCTATTTGGGGTGGCTTTATGTCCTCGGTGGGGCCAAGAAGATAAGGGATTCGTTTACCCTTCCATTCATTCTCGACTATCGGATAAGTTTCTTCATCAAAGTATTCGCAGGGGATCTTATTTAGCAGAACCCGCTCATCCTTAACGCCTATTTCAACGACATTCCCCCATACAGGCTTGCGTGTAACACCCGTAAAAAAGATTGCCAAATCTTCATAGGCCTCATCGACACGGCCAACCTTCAAGCGAATGTCCCGCCCATGCCACAGATAGCCATCCTCATAACGCCTCGACCAGAACCAGCCGTCAACATTATTGATTTTGGTGATACCAAATTGAAT